CCCTTTTTTACCGATGTAGATCTCGCAGAGGATTATCCTTTATTGGACCCTGTGGTTCAGTGCCAGGATTGGCACCCGGTTTTCAGAGGGATTACAAGTGATGAAATTGCACAATCCCGTGTGAAACGCATTGATTGGGCATTCTATCGCAATTTCGCTAGGGCTTACGCCCGAGTTGTTTTGCCTTCTTTGTTACGTCTTTTTGCCTACGGCTTTCTTGTTGTTTTTATATTTATGTATTTGCTTTTAGTCTTCCCTTTTCTTTCCATCACTAGGATGGGAGTTCTTTATTCCTGTGCAAAACCTGCATTGGAACGTTACCAGGGGAAGTTTTACCGCGAGTTGTCATATTTTGGCATTGTCACTGGATGGCTCGATGAGCCACTCGAAGGTGCAATAGCTGAATCACAACCTGTTTCCCGCGGCGTGATTAATCGCTTTTCTTTAGCGAGAGACTTCGCTGCCATCATTGGAGCTGCTTGCGTCGTTAAGATTGCAATTCGCTCTCTTTCGACCTTTTTGAGGTCTGAGAATCAGCATGTACATATTCAATCCGATGGCACTACTGATGTATTGCCCGAAGTTCGCGCCTTGGAGAAATCCACAGGCTGCGAACGCCCACCTTCCCGTTCCCGTGAAAATCATATTAACCATTGGGCGAGTTTTGACGTCAACCACGACGTTCTCAAAACTCCATCGAAGCAACCTCGGCGTCTCGCTGAGTTAGCTACGACAGTGGCAAAAAATGTACGGTGGATTGGAGCTCAAGGCTCTACGGTAGGCAGCGCGTACGCACTAGGCGTTTGCGCTGACTGTGCCCTCTTTAGCAGGCATACTTTAAGATCGCCTGGTCCAGAAGGTTGGACTCTTAGTGTCTATCCTTCAGATAAGCGTGATCAATCGTCTTGCCGTATAGTTAGAATCACTGAGGCGGACTTTATTTCTGTTGGATCGAAAGATTCCGACGTTATTTTGGTTCGTCTTCGTGGTAATAATTTTAAAGATATCACCAAGTTATTCCCCACTTCAGTCGTTTTTCCAAGTGCAGGCTTACCTGTTTTGCGCGCTGGTGGCGAGGAGTCTTATTCTTCTCGCCTTTTTAAGAGCGATGTTACGGAGGCGGGAAGTGATAAAGGTGTTGTCAGGTTGGATAACGTTGGCACGTGTTCCATGCCCAATACCACTGGTGATTGCGGACTCCCTTATCTTGGAGATACTGGAGTAGCCGCTGGATCTCTTATTTGGGGGATCCACGTTGCTGGAGATGTTCGCAGGGCTCAAAGTTTTGCGTCAGGAATTAGTTATCCTGCGCTGATCGAGGCACGTGATGGCCTTAAGGGTGGATTTGAAGTCCATTCCCAGGGTCATATCAGCCTTCCAACCGGTGCTACTGGTTTGGGAATTCCTAATGATCATCATCCAATTTGGTTTGAACCTGTGAAAGGTATCGACTTTGTTGGGTCAGTTGAAGGAGTTTATTCATCTAGACCAAAGGTCTCCAAGATTAAAATCGAGGAAGATCTTATCCCATATTTAAAGCCCCTTACGGGTGTGGGATTTTATGATGACGAGGGCAAGCCGCTTTTCGGCAAGCCTAAGTTTCGTAGCACTTTCGTTGACGGTGTGTATTGCGCACCATACAACAACTTTCTCAAGGGTGCAGGTGTGATTAAGAATTCACTTTCTCCATCCATCAGCAAAACCCTTGTAGACTATTTATCTGAATATATCGTATCGAATTTACGGGAGCGAGGTGTTCAACGCCTCGCACCCATTCCTCTTGATCATGCCGTTAATGGCGATCCTGAGGATGTGTATCTGCGTCCCATGACCATGGGCACCTCTTCTGGCTATAGTTGGAAAGGTGATAAGCGGATGAATAGTAACGCTGTGGAATTAGATTTCAAGCGTGACTCTTGGATGCCAGACCACGAAGTTCAATCACGTGTTTCTGAGTATATCGAGTGTTATTTAAAAGGCGAGACCGCGAATCCACTTCTTGGTGCTCAACTTAAGGACGAACCCCGTTCTACAGAGAAGATCAAGTACGCAAAGACTCGCGTGTTTTGCATGTCGCCCTATTGTTCTACAATTGTGAATCGAATGTTTTTAGCTCCGTTCTACACCCTTATGGTGGAACACGGAGATATTTTCTCGACTGCAGTTGGTATTAATATGTTGGGTGATGATGCGGATGCCTTGTGCCGACGTCTCACTGAATTTTCGCCCTTCTTTATGGAGGGCGATTATAAGGGCTTTGATATGTCTATGCCGTTTGATATTGGCGAATGTGCATCTCGCATTAAGCTTTCTATTTTGGCCTCTTTTGGCTATTGTAGTTCTGCTCTAAAGGTTGTAAATGGTATTGAGACCGACAATCTTCTTCCTCACGTTGTTGTAGAGGATGTAATATTAAAAATCCCTGGTTTTCAACCCAGTGGTAAGTACGCGACGGCTGAGGACAACAGCTTACGTGGACTTTGTATGTTATTTTATTTTTGGGTAGCTACCCATTGTGGAAAAGGCGGGTACACTCCCGCCGACTTTCATAAGTACGTGCTTCTGGTGACTTACGGTGATGACTTGCTCGCTGCCGTTAAGCCGGAAATTATCCATACCTTCAACAATGTAACCTATCAAAAGTTTTGCAAGGATGTTTTCCGCATATCCTATACGGATGCTGCGAAGTCCTCTGTGATGCGCCCTTACTTGAATGTCAAGGAGATTAGCTTCTTGAAACGCAAGTTTATTTATCGTGATGATTTAAAGAGGTACGTTGCACCTTTAGAACCGTCGTCGATTATGAAAATGTTGGCTTTTCGGTCACCGTTTTCTGATGTAGCGGGAAAGACATTTGATGATGTGCGTCTTTCTGCTGCTAGTTCTGCTTTATATGAGCTCTTTTCCACTTTAGGTGAAACTGAGTTTAATGCACGTAGGGCGTTTTTTGTGCTAGTATATCAACGGGTTTTTGGAATTCCCGTTGATGTGCTTGAGAAGGTGCTCCCGACTCATGCGCAAATTTTTGAGAGCCGATTTGGTTCTGGATGAGCCTTTTTTTTTATATGGCGCTGTGGAGCGCTTTATAAAAACCACACAGGAAGGTTATCGCTTAAACCTATCCCATTAGGGGAAATAGGGCTCTTGTATATACGAGCCGTCAGGTTGCGACTGAAATGGTACCGACACTGAGGACCTTTCTTTATTTATTTATATCCCTAACACTATGGATTACTTTACTCTTAGTGGTGCTGTCGACTACCCTCAAATGTCGATTGTCTACGACTCTATGGTCAAGGACATTAAAAATATTTCTTCTCAATACGCACTTGCTCAGCAGGTGTCTTTGGATTCTTCTGAAGAGGAGTCTACCTCCTCCCCAAAAGGAGGTTCTTCCCGATTTTTCACTGGCGAGTCGCTTGTAGCGGCTCTCGTCACTGGGAATTCCGAAATAGATTCTCTAGATTATGAGGATCTTCGTGCTAACGCATATTATTTGCTCGATCCGCGCTTTTCTGCTGACTATTCACGACGCCTTTCGGCCTTTGTTTCTTATTATTCTTTGGCCGTCACGCTTAGTCGTATTCGTCGCAATCAGCGTGCCCATGATATTCGCAAGGGCAGACGTAGTCACCGCAATGTTGTTGTCCAGTCTTCTAGTGAATTTAAACCATTGGATGCTTTTAAGCCCATGGCTGATACTCACCAGGTTACTGTAGACGTTGGTGAGACCCCAGATGAAGCTGGTACCAAGGTCAACGTGCGGTCAGGAGGTGCTGAATTTACTATGAAGTATCCTCTTGAAAAGT